TTGTACGTGCTACTAGCCAGCGCTCCAGCGGGGTCAATCGTTAATGAGATAGTGGTGCCATTGGCGGTACCTGACATGTACGCGCCAACCCCCACACTAGAACCTTCATAGACGCTTGTAGAGGCGCTCCATGTGCAGGTTATAGCACCAGCATGAGTACCAATAGTGACGTCTATAGTGGCTACACCGCTCTCCTGCGTAGCTCCATCAGCCAGTGATATAATAACGTTATCAGAGGCGTCAACTTTAATACTATGAAAGAACGTACCAGTATCCCCCCACAGAGCCAAGTCAGCCACACTGGAGGGAGGAGTGTTTAGAAGCTCAGTAGTATCAAAATCATATCTAGCTTCAATGTTGTAAGAAGGGTGTGAACCTGCGGTGAATATTGGTCGTATAAAGTGTACCTGCTTTTGTCGCATAGGAGACCCAAAATTACTGAAGGCGCTAAGAACAGACCACGTGATAGACAAGGGCAGAGGTGTACCCGCTATTCTAATGTCGTCAACATTTCCGCTGTAGTAGTAGACCCTATTGGCACTGTCCTGCGTAGTGCAGAAGTAGAACTCATTGCGGTACATGGCCCCATGCTCTATTGGTACGTCCCGCCAAATAGCCCATGCCTGATTGGTAAGATTCAGCACAAACTGCACACGTTTCCATGACGTAAACGCTGGAGTAGTTATGACCATCGTACCGTCTTTAGAGTTAATGACTAAGCCCCACCCAAAAGTATTTCTGCCATGAGACATAACTTCTCGAACCCACGGCCCTATCTTGTCTGTTAATAGGTTTCGCTCGTTGGTTAAAGTCTTACCCTCTATAAGTGATGACACAGATGATACGCCAGCTACAGATAGCAAGTACACGTCACCGCCGTACTCCACACCACACCGTCTACCTATCGTGGGAACCTCACCTATGAACCAACGACCACGCATGTCCATGTCAAGGTCAGGGTTTGTAGCCTCCCACAAGCTAACGTCCCCAGAGCTTGAAAGCGCAACCATTAGGTCATCTGCACCAGCCCCGCCATCACGTGTGAAGCTGTGTAGACTGGATAGAAACCCACCATGCGGGTGCTTGTTGCCAAACTCAAACTTGGTAGGGGTTCCGTACAGCGCAAGAACATCTAAGTACCACGCAGTCTGCGTGTTCTCCGCAATGAACCAAACTCGTTCTTTCCACTTCATGACGTAGGCAAAAGTGGCGGGGTCGGCGGGGGAAGCGATTTGAGTGGCCCCTGTACCTTGTGCTATCTTGGCCCACGTAGTAGTGCTTTGGGTCCAGACGTGGTAGCCGTTGGTTTTATCACACAAAAGTATGTATGAGGCCCCGTCGGTATCTACGTGCTGAATGTAAGAGCAAATACCCGCGCCATCAGTTTGAGCAGCCCATGTGTGGACCTCTGTGGGGCTGGTGTCCCCACTGGTTGACACGTCCCATATACCCTGTTCATCACACATAAACAGCTTGTCGTCTGTGCCGTCCTCTGCTAGGCCGTTGTAGGAGACCATAGTGTATGGATTATCACCATCAGGACCGTTGCCGTACTCAACGTAACCCTTGCGTACTTCACACCCTTGGTCTTTAGGCATGAGGTTGAACGACAGCACACAAGTTTCGGGGTCCATGTGTCCAAGAGCTTGTCTAGTGTCAATCCCCTTAATGGGGGCTGGCATCCCAACCCCTTCGGAGGTTTCCTCTTCGTATACGGAGAGCATTAAGTTCCGAACCCTGTATCCGGCACGTTACGCAGCGTGTCGAGGTATGGGTAGCCACTAGAACCGCGCCCTGCGTTCAGTATTGGGGCGCTAACGTCCTTACCTGCTCTGGAAGAAAATACTTCTTTAAAGTCATCCAAATCAGCAGCAGTCTTGAACCCTTTAGCTTGTCGAAACGCCAGTTTGAGATATCGTGTTATTAGTGTCTCAGGGTACAGCACGATGTCAGTAGGTGCTGTAACTTTGTCCTTGTACGTGGCACTGGAAACATCGTTGTACGTCCACAGGGAATCAGCAGCCCAATACTTGCTGATGTACTCAAAGTTGATATCGAGTGCATCTATGACGGGGTCATTAGGATGTACCCAGAATTGGTTCTGGTCTTGCCTGAACGACACAAATATGGTGGACCCCCCAAGATCTCGCCCCAACAGGTAGGTCCAATCTTGAGCAGATAGGGGTCCATAAACTGGTGCATTGTTAGCTCTCTCCCAGCCTGTTTGATCAATCATGTAGTTGAAGTCTTCAGGTAAGTCGTACTTACCATCGTCAGCAGCAGCGGTCGTGATAGAGTGCTCTCTAACCTGTATCTGCCACTCGTTCATCTCACCTAGACGCTTACCACACATCTGAAGTAACGCAACAAGTTGAACAAAAGCGGGGTCGCTGTCTGTAAAGACATCTGTTATGGGCGACAAGCCAACTTCCACAGCCACTTGATTGACTATGTTGTTTACAGTTTCATACCTTGTCGCTGCCATAGATTAAGCCTTCGTTGTCTTCTTCGTACCCTTTTGAAGTTCCGCTATTTGTACAGCCATTTCTTCGATAGCGTTGTTCAGCGTAGCTATCTCGTTGTCCTTCACCTGTAGCTGCTCAGACAACCTGTCAATACCCCCTGTGCCGTTAGCCAGATCAATGAAGGCTTGCGCTTTGTTCTTAAGCGCAATAATACCACTAAACTTCTGCGCCTCCGTGTCGTTAAGGTCAGCCAACTGTTCCACAGTACGAATGTTGAAGTGGTTAAGCTCTTCAACCTCTGACTTGGAAAGCGCGGGCCACGCCGAAAGAGGTGTGCCAATAAGCCCCTGCTCCTGTCCGGCTTCATACGCCTTCCAGTATTGAGCAAATCGCTGTTTGTCCTGCGGTCTAATGGGGCGGTCAATAACATTTGACCTATTCCCAGGAATCATAATACGAATGTATGGTATTTCTTCAAAGATAGGTCTGCCCTCTTCGGCTGACCTAATCTGGTTTTTCTTCGTGCCCTGATAAAACTGAACCAACAAGTTGGCATCACTATGAAACCTGTTACTGTGGTCCTGATTCGCTAACTGTGTTAAGTCTAAATCAGCTTCTGCTAAAGCCATGTTAATCTCCTAATAAAAAAGAGAGGGGAGCTAAATAAGCCTCCCCCCGTGGGTTAAGCTAACGTTCTACCTACTATCGGATAGTTAAAGAAAGCATCAGCGTTTGTCGCTTCAGAACCGCCAGTAGCAGTACCAAGAGACAAACCGTTGATAACCTCCAAACCGGCAGTCGTAGCATCATCCACAGCGCCAGGAGTAGCACTAGACGTCAGCTCTGTGCCGAGGGCAGCAGAAGCCAAAGTTCGTGCAGAACCTTCACCGTAGATCTGTAACCAGCCGTAGCCGCCACTTGCGATTGCTGCCATAGCAGCTCCCACAGGACGACCAGCACCAGCTCCAGGCGCAGAAGAAGTTGTGTCCAACATCTCTGCGCTAAACGCCGAGTCAATCACACACAGATAACCGGCGGCTGTGATAGCCTCGGCAGCTGTGACGTAGATGTACTCCTTTTCACCATCAGCGGCATCTTTGTCAGTATAGCCAGCTTTTGTGCCAACTCTAAACTCTGCGCCTTGAGCCGAAGTTTTTACACTTGTGGGGTCAAACCCTATGATTTGCGTCATTTAGGTATCCTCCAATCGGCCTTGGAACTGAGCCCCTGACGAAGTCAAGTTACCAGCCCATGCGATGATTTGCACTTCTGCATCCTGGTTCGTAGCATATCGGCGATTAGGCGATAGCGGAACCATGTTTCGTTGCTTGTGCGGACGGAAATGTAGGTAGTCACAATTCAGCATGAATGCTGTGCTTGAGTTCATAAAACCACCAATTCCACCGTCAAGTACGACGTCAGTGTGCATGAATTTCAGAGTTGGAAACCCTAGGTCTCCTGTCTCTGTCCCGTTAAAGCGTTGCTGAGCCTGAAGTGACGCAACGTAGAGTAACCAGTACGCATTATCCATGATAATGAGATCTGGAGAATCACTGCCACGTACTAGATTAGCCCACAGTTCGTTGAGTTTGCCTTGGATGGTGCTTGAAGTTACAACACCGGCATCAACGATCTTAGAACGCCAAAACGCATTAGTTGAAGTTGCGCGATTGATACCACCATAAGTACCCGTTGTCGGGTCGGTGGGAACAGCCGCATCCAAACCGGTGACCTCTTTACCGCCAGAACCAGTACCGTCTGAGTATAGACCTTCAGTAACAAGGTTGGACAAAGTAGCTTCCGCTACACTCATCCTACCTTCCATAAGATCAATCATCTGCTCACGGCCAGCGTTCTGTAGTTGCTCCAAACCGGAGATAACTACAGGAACTGCCGCTTGTTTCCAATCAAACTCGGCTGCAGAAATTACGTCAGAAGCACCTACTGGCAAGAAGTCATAACCCGAATACCAACCAGCATTCGAGTTTTCCGCAAACGTCAACTCCTGATAGATCTGATTACCGCCAGAAGCGGTTTTGATCTTACCTTTGGTGTTGAGTTTTGCCAGCAACGCATTATTCTTTGTTACGTTGTCTGCCAGCTTGCGGGTCCGGCTTTGGATAGTGGTAGCGATGATGTCGCTAACATTAGGAAAAGCCATTTTGTGTCCTCACAAATAAGTTTAAGGTTTCTACCTTACCTACGCATGGGACCGTCTTCCTCGTTGGATGAGACTTGTCTTGCAAACTTTGCCGATGGGAGCTAACTCTTCGGCAAAGTAGGATCAAGTGCTGCGTATTTTGGCACTAATAGCAGCACAGAACAAGAGTATTTATGAAGCGGCGTCCCACGCTTTGTTAAGAGTGGCTCTAAGGTCGTCATCATCTGTTTGCTCCAGTATGCCGTTGCCCCCTAGTGGAGTGTCACTAACACTACTAGCGGCCCTCTTAGCCTTGTCTATACTGCCTTTGTTAGCCCTAGCCGCTAAGGTGTCTCTAACCCCCTTGTTGATCTGGCAAGCCTGTTCATACGCATCAAGCAGGGTCATGGGTTGGTTCTTTTCACCAGCCACTCTAAACAGCGTAGCCATTTCGCCCCTGACGTCGTTACCAAACTCCTGGTCTTTTAAGAACGTTTCAGTCTCGTTTGCTATGTTCTGATTATTATTTACGGTGAACTGCTGCTGCTGAGTTTGCCTGTTACTGTAGTCTTGCAGCAGGGGTTTCGCCCAAGAAGGTGCTTGTTCTTGTTCCACACCCTCAGGGGTTTCCCCAACTAACAACTGATCCACCATGTCTATATCTACACTGTAGGTCTTCATAAAGCGATGTATCAGTGCGGCTTTAGCTTGCTGATTGCCTGACTGTAACGTGGCGGCCATTTCCATAAAACCGTTGTAAGCAGACAAGGGGGTGGCCCCCTCTGCTGCTAACTGTGCGCCGAACTTCTGTGAAATGCCGTAAAACTGGTCTAGCACCTTTTTGTTTTCTGCGGTCGCCTTAATGAGAGCACTGTGCTCACTTTCTCTGCGCTTAATTGCAGCGCGTGAAGAAGGCGGTACATCTTTCCAGACTTCTCGTTCTTCTGGTGTCCAGGAAGCAGGGGCTTTCTCTTCTGACTCAACCCTCTCTTCCTCTGCCTTAACTTCTTCTTGCTGCTGGACCTCTTCTTCTTCTTCTTCTTCTTCTTCTTCTTTGGGCTTCTCAACTTCTTCCACGTCGCCTGTTATTGGGTCTTTCTCACCTACGTCTAACGGAAGTAACTCAGCTGGAGCTTCGTCCCCCATGTCAGTTATTTCTTCATCAAATGCAGCTTCTAATGCTTCTCTTAGTTCTGGTTCTGCTTGTTCACCCATTGTCTAACTCCGGTATGTGTTCCTGTTTTTTGAATTCTGGCACGTAGCCTGAACTACTAGCCTGTTGAATTGCATCGTTTATATCATTTCTAAGTTCTATACGATCTGCCGTACTGTACTCCCCATTGTGAAACCGTTCCCTTCTACGCTCTTCTTTAGCCCAGTACTCTGTGTAATCTGATGAGTTGGTAACTTTATGAACACGATTGTGTTCCCTAAGCGCAGCCCTAGTCATAATAGGTTGGCGCGTGACGGGGGAGATAAATGGTTCAAACGGCTTTATTATCTCCACCCGTTTTGGACGATCCCTGCTGGGAGCTATCTCAATAAACTTGCCTGTTTCTTTATCCTGTCGCCAAGTTCTTTTCATTTTTAGTCGACTCTACTAAGCCTCCTCCAAAATAGAATATCACTATGGCTGTCATAGTCCAGCCAATGTTAAACGTCTCCATAACTTTAACTACATCATCCGTTTTACTAACACCTGCTAGTGTTGTGAGTAGAACAATGAAAAAGCAAATTAGAAACGTGCCTGTAAACATCAAAGCTATGTATCTCTGAGCAATTTTGAACGGCGCATACGCTGTCATCAAATCAATCTTAGCTTTGGTTTTAGACTCCCGCGCTTCAGCATCAGTCTCAACCATATCATCAATCAGTTGTAAACCTTTCGATATTACGTCACCAGAACCAAAGATTGTAGCTAGTATACTCATGGTTTGACTAACTCCGTCATGTTAACCCCTGCAATGCTGAACAACCCAATAATGATAAGGATACAAGCCCATATCACGTACTTACCGTTTGTTGAATTCAAAAAAGACCCGTTTGTCTTACTGGCGGCTACCGACGCTTTTACGTTTGGAATCTTAGCTACTTTCACACCAAGATCACGAACACTGTCTTTCGTGCCTGTTATCTGCTCCCACTGTTCGTCGTTTTCCTTTTTAAGGCCAGAAACTTCAGTTTCAACTGAAGCTAGTCTTTCAGGTATCGGCTTTATAGTTTCAGCAATTTGGGCCACAGACTGTGTGTTCAAAGCTGTGGCTATCCTTATCCCTTCGAGGGAGACAGATGTTTCTTTAGCGTGTTCTCCTAGCGCGGTCATCACTTCATCAAGTTCCATCAATAACTCCATACGTGAGGTCGAGGCCTGTACACCGTGGCTTCTAGAGGATCTATGTGTATAAACCTTCTGTCCACGTTTCCTCGCTGTGATATACCTCTGCCGGTTATATCGTTATATAGATACGAACAGCCCAG